GCCGTTCGCAACGGGTTCCCATATCGAAGGATGTCGATATGACCGGAGTGGGTTCTCCTATATATGTGAGCGATCAGGGTTGCGGAGAATCGTTCTAGTACATATGGTGGGGAACCTACATTGAATGTCTGCCCCGCCCCCGGGATCTCACTACGGGGGCATGGGGCAGACCAGGCACCGTGTAAAGGACGGCACCAATGGCAACCAAGGCTACTACCACGATTGAACCGACCACGCCCGACGAGGTGTCGGCTCCAGCTGCTATTCAGTTAGAGCGGCTCGGGTGGGCGGTCTATCATATTCCTATCGTTGGGGTGACTAGCCTTATCACCCAGCGTTGGTCCGAGAAGTCACGTACTCAGATGCTGACCAAACAGCAGACGAAAGCACGGGCGGCCAAGGAACCACGCGATCCCGAAGCTAACTTTGAGGCCGCTCGCTACCGACTGCGCGACGGGTCTGATGGTATGCCGGCTACGGCTTTCAAGGCCGCGATTGTTCATGCTGCACGCCTGTTCAGTGGTGTAACCCAGGTTGCACTCAAACAGATGCTGGTGGTCCTCGGCGATGGAGTCGATTCCCGGGGTGATCATATTGTTCGTATCAACTATGACGAGCTGGTCATGCGGGAAGATACCCCACGCAACGCTTCTGGGGTCGCTGATCTCCGGTATCGGCCTATGTACTCGGGATGGAGTACCACCCTTCACATCCGGGTCATTAGGGGCCAAATCGACATGAGTTCCCTTGTTGCTCTGGTTGAGGCCGCGGGGGCTGGCGGTGTGGGCGAGTGGCGACCTACGTCACCAAAGTCGGCCACTGGTTCCTATGGCACTTTCCAGATCGACGCCAGCCGACTCGACGACCTGCGGACCGAGGAATCGTGATCAGGAAACTTACCGACGAAGCCAAATTAGAACTGGCCGCCCTGGCCGCTGATGACAATCTCACCGCTGAGGCCGTGCTCAAGGTCGCTGAGAATCCGGACAATCCGTTGCATGACTACCTTGAATGGGATGATGGGGTAGCGGCCGCCGAGTTCCGGAAGGGCCAGTGCCGTGCGTTGATCGCCAGTGTGCGGGTTGAGTTGTCTACGCCCGAGACGGTGACGGTCAACGTCAGGGCCTACGTCAAGGTCGCTCCCTTGGGCCGGTCTGTTCCCGTGGCCGAAGCCCTGGCCGACTGGCGGGATGAACTGGTTACGGCCGCTCGTCGGGACGTTCGGTCCTGGCGCCGGAAGTACGCCCACCTTGGAGCAGCCGAGCTACAACGGCTGATCGAGGAGACATGAGCTAGGCAGCAACGGCACGGCCCGGCCCGGCCTGGCTGGGCGTGGCTGGGCGTGGCATGGCAGTAGAGGCTAGGCTGGGCCCGGCAAGGCGCGGCAAGGCGCGGCAGCAGCGGCTCGGCGTGGCGAGGCTAGGCTGGGCGTGGCATGGCAGCAATGGCTTGGCCGGGCTTGGCCCGGCTTGGCGGGGCGTGGCATGGCAGCAACGGCATAGCCACAGCTAGGCTGTGGTGGGAAGCTGGCCGGCGGAGCGTGGCAGGACCCTTCGATCCTGCCACGCTGGCCGGCCGGGCCATAGCATGGATTCATGGCAACAACTGGGCCGATCCCGAAACGTGATAGTCAGCGGCGCCGCACCGAACCGAACCGTGACCCGTTGCGGACGGCTACGGGTGCCCAGCCGTTCGACCCGCCGAAAGGCAACCCGAAGTGGCATCCTGTTGCCCGCCGGTGGTTCGATTCGCTGAAGGTGTCGGGGCAGGCCGTGTTCTGGGAGCCGTCTGATTGGGCTGTGGCCGAGATCCTGGCTGAGACGATGTCCCGGGAACTCCGCCCGAAGTTCGTGGCCCTCGACGCGCAGGGTGACCCGATCTTGCGTGAGACCCCGATCCCGGGTGCGGCGTTGGGTGCCATCCTGCGTGGCATGACTGATCTGGCGGTCACTGAGGGGGCCCGCCGTCGGGCTCGTATCGAGCTGGAACGGCCGAAGGTGTCTGACGCTGGGCCGGCGTCGGTTACGTGGCTCGACGCGGCCCGCCGTACCGACTGAACCTAGTGGCTGCCCGTGCGCTGCCTGGGTTGGTGGTGCCCGAACTCGGGCCGCTGTTACGGCTCGACACGCTCCCCGAGTGGCCGTGGGAGATCTTGGACGACACCGCGCCTAGGACGTTGGGGTGGCATGCGATCGCGTGGGCTGAGGCTGGCGACTGGACCGGGTTCCCGGACATCCCCGAAGGGTGGGAGGGTCTGCGCCAACCGAACGGACCCCGGGCCCGGCAACCGTTCCGCTACACGGCCCGGCAGAAGACGTTCCTCCTGTGGTTCTACGCTCTCGACGACGATGCGCAGTGGATCTATGACTCTGGTATCCGCCGGCTGGCCAAGGGTTCAGGCAAGTCACCGTTCGCCGCGGCGGGGGCTCTGACTGAGCTTCTGGCTCCTGTCCGGTTGGAGCATTTCAAGCGTGGTGCGCCGGGTGGTGTCGTTGGCCGGCCGGTCGACATGCCGCTGGTCCAGATCGTCGCCACAGCCGAAACCCAAACAGCGAACACGATGCGGATGGTTCGTGCGTTCGCCCCGAAGCGGTCTCATATCGCCGAGTTCTACAGCCTCGATCCTGGGAAGACGATTATCTACGGGCTACCTGAGAAGACGTTGGAAGTGATCACCAGCTCGGTCACGGCTTCTGAGGGGGCCGAGTCGACATTCGTGGTGAAGGACGAGCTTGAGCATTGGCGGCCGTCGAACAACGGGCCCGAGCTGTCGAACACGATCGAGGATAACTTGGCGAAGTCGGGGGCCCGGTCGTTGGGGACGTGCAACGCCTGGAAACCTGACCAGGAAACGGTGGCCGAGGCCGAGTGGGATGCGTGGGTGGCCCAGGAGGAGGGCCGCACCCAGGGTGAGACCCGCACTCTGTACGACGCGGTGATGGCCCCCCCGAAGGTGGACATGGGCAACCCGGCCGAACTTGAACGGGTCCTGCAGGACATCTACGCCGATTGTGTTTGGAAACGCCCGCACGAACTCGACCCAGATCATCTGGGTGAGAAGCCGCCCAGGACTCGTCCGGTTCCCGGGTCGAAACCGGATGTCCGGCCGATCATGCGTCGGATCTGGCATGTCGCTTCGTTGCCTGATGATTCACGGCGGAAGTATCTGAACCGTCCGACGGCACCGCAGAAGACGTGGGTTGATCCGGAGTGGTGGGAGGCGATGGCCAACCCGGATCGGGTGGTCGCGGAGGGTGAGCGGGTGGTGATGTTCTTCGACGGGTCCCGGAGCCGGGATGCTACCGCGCTGATCGGCTGCTGTGTGAGCGATGGGCATGTGTTCGTGATCGGTATCTGGGAGCCCGGCCCGGCGCATGACACGGTCAGTGTGGTCCCGGTGTGGGAGGTAGATGCTGCGGTGGCCCGGGCGTTCCGGACGTGGGATGTGGTCGGGTTCTTCGGTGATGTGGTCGAGTGGGAATCGTTCGTGAAGGTCGAATGGCCGGCCCTGTATGCCGACGAGCTCAAGGTCATGGCCGTGCCGGGTGGTAGTGACCCTCAGTCGATCGCTTGGGACATGCGGGGCCGGGGGTATCTGTTCACGGTGGCGGCCGAGCTGTGCCGGGCCGAGATCGAGGAGGGCCTGTTCACCCACGACGGCAACCCTGTCCTGGCCCGCCATATCGCCAACGCCCGGGACCGTGAGAACCGGTATGGCACATCGATCGGGAAAGAGTCGAAAGACTCGCCTCTGAAGATCGACGGGGCGGTCTGTACTGTAGGTGTGCGGATGGTCCGTCAACTGGTCTTGGCCGCCCTGGCCAACGAACCGGCCCCCAAATCGAATGAGCTGCGGAGGCGATAGCCGATGTCCTTGGATGCCGACGAGGTGACCACCCGCGGTTCGGCGGCCTGGTGGCTGTTGCACCTCGGCCGCGAGCTTGAGCACCAGTGCCCCCAACTGGACCGGTTGAACGCCTACGACGTCGGTAACCATCCGTTGCCCCAGGGTCACAAGCGGGCCCGTGAGGCGTACCGCCGGTTCCAGCAGCAGGCCCGTTCGAACTTCGTGGGGCTGGTCACTGATGCCGTCCTGGACCGTTTGAAGGTCGACGGGTTCCGGATGGGGGCCGGTGATATGGAGGCTGACTCGTTGGCCCAGCTGATCTGGCAGGCGAACTCGATGGATGCCGAAGCTGGCCTGGTCCACCGTGATGCGTTGGTGATGCGCCGCTCCTACGTGGTGGTCGGCCCCGACGACAGCAACGAGAGCGGTGTCCTCCTGACGGGTGAAGACCCCCGGCAGGTCATCCACGCTCCCGACCCCCGGAATCGTCGGGTGGTCCGGGCGGCCTTGAAGACGTGGCGGGACGAGGCCGAGAGGGAAGATTACGCCGTGGTCTACCTGCCCGATTCGATCACCTACTACACGGCCCCGGCCGGCGCGGTGGGGACCACCTGGCAAGCCTCCCGATGGGATCTCGACGAAGACGAGGCCGAGGGTGGAGTCGCTCCGAACCCGTCGGCCCCGTTCGTGCCGGTTGTCCCGTTCGTCAACCGGCCCGAGAAACGCCGGGCTGGGTTCGGCGAGTTCGAAGATGTGACCGATGTGCAGGACCGGATCAATCAGACCGTCCTTGATCGTCTTGTCACCGGGGCCACCCAAGCATTCAGGCAACGATGGGCGTCGGGTGTCGCGGTGTCCGAAGACGACCAGTTCGACCCTGGCGCTGACCTCATGTGGCACGTCTCTGACCCTGCGGCCAAGTTCGGTGACTTCTCCCCAGCTGACTTGCGGATGTTCATCGAGGCGACCAGGGCCGACGTCGAGCATCTGGCGTCGATCTCCCGGACCCCGCCCTACTACTTGATGGGTCAGATGGTCAACGTGTCCGGTGATGCGCTCACCGCGGCCGACGCCGGTTTGGAAGCCAAGGCCGGGAACAGGATGATTCAGTTCGGCGAGTCGTGGGAAGCGGTGATCGGTCTAGCGTTCCGCCTCAACGGGCGGGCTGTGTCGGTTGACGCCGAAACGATCTGGGCTGACCCGTCCCAAGCCAGCCCGGCTGCCCTCGCCGACGCCGCGGTGAAGAAACAAGCTGTTGGTGTGCCGTGGCGTCAACTCATGGAAGACCTGCGGTACAGCCCAGCTCAGATCGACCGGATGGAATCATTGCGAATGGCCGACGTTTTCCAAGCTGCCCTCCTCGGCCCCCCCGGCCCCCTGGAACCGTCGCCGCCGGCTGGCCCGCAAGCCCGGGTCGACACGGCCCCCGTGGCCGAATAGGTGGCCGGCGAGGTCCTCACCGCCCAGCAGGCCGCCCTCAGCGCACGCTTGCACGAGACCCTGGTCATGGGTGTGCGTCGGGCCTGGCGTTCCATCCCCGACGTGTCCGACGCTTCCATGGTCCAATGGTTGCGACTCATCCTGCCCATGGTCAACGGGGCACAACGCCAGTCGGCCACCATCATGGCCACCTATCTGGCCGCCCTGGTCGCCGAACTCACCGCCACCGCCCCCGTCCACCGTGGTGTAGATCCGGCTCTGGTGACCGGGCCCGTGATCCGCAACGGGGTTCCACCCGAGGTCGTCTACCAGCGGCCCATCATCACCGCCCGGGTGCTGCTGGCCAAAGGGGTCGGGGGGGCTGAGGTGTTCCGCCGGGCCGAACGGAGGGCCGTGCAGCTGGCCACCACCGACGTGCAACTGGCCCGCACCCACGCCGCCCGGGCCACACTGGCCGCTGACCCGCGGGTCGTCGGGTACCGGCGGGCTGTGACCGGGAACGGGACGTGTGTGATGTGCATGACCGCATCAACCCAGCGGTACCACCGGTCCGAGCTTCTACCCATTCACCCTGGTTGCGGCTGTTCGGTCGCTCCGATTATCGGGACCGAAGACCCTGGCCGGGTGATCAACGAGCGGCTCTTGGCCGAACTCCACAACGAACCCAACGGCCAACCCAATCCGAAGGTCGAAACGTACCAGCATGGGGAATACGGGCCGACGTTGGCCATCGCTGGCCAGTATCACACCCGCCGCCCGATCGTCCCACCAGATCTCAGTGCGGCTTAGGCTGTGAACAACACCCCCATAACCAGCACCTGGAGTGCATAATGGCAGATGAAGGAGACGGTACCGGCCCGGAGTCGGCACCGTCCACACCCCCAACAACCCCAACCGCAGCTACTTCGACCGGCCCGACCGATCCGTGGTCTGACCCTGAAGTGGCCCGCACCGAGATCGAGAAACTACGTAAGGAAAGCGCCAGCTACCGGACCAAGGTCCGAGAGTTGGAACCGCTAGCGAAAAAGGCCCAGGAGGCCGACGAAGCATCGAAAACTGAAATGCAACGGGCCCAGGAACGGGCCCAGGTCGCAGAAACCCGGGCCCAGGAGCTGGAACTCGCTGTGCTGCGAACCGAGATAGCTGCCCGGCACGGCTTGACGCCAGCCCAGGCCAAACGACTCACGGGGGCCAACGAGGCCGAGCTCGACGCTGACGCCGAGGCGTACGCCAAAGAGATCGGCGTCAACGGCTCGAAACCCAAGACCGATCTGAAACAAGGAGCCCGGGGTGGACCCCCGGCCCCGGATGCCGAGGCGTGGCTACGACGCCTGGCCGGCCGACCCTAAGACTCACAATCCCCCGGATGATCGGGGCAAGGAGCTAACGCAATGTCCGTGTTCAATGCTGCGATCACCCGGGACGCCGGTACTGACGCCCTGGTTCCTGAGCCGGTGGTTGCTCAGATCATCCAGGGGATGCCACAGTTTTCGTCGGTTCTGACCCTGGCCCGCCGGGTACCGATGTCGTCGAGAACAACCCGCCAGCCTGTCCTGTCGGCCCTCCCGACGGCGTACTTCGTGACTGCAGAGACGGGCACCTCGGCCTTGAAGCAGACCACAAATCAGGACTGGGAGAACGTGGTCCTGACAGCCGAGGAGATGGCTGTCATAGTCCCGATCCCCGAGGCCTACTTTGACGATGCGATGGTGCCGATCTGGGACGAAGTTCGACCCCGGATGGCCGAGGCCCTGGGCACCCTGATCGACGCAGCCTGCCTGTTCGGCGTGAGCAAGCCGTCAACCTGGTCACCGGCGATCTACCAGACCAGTGTGCTGAAGGGGAACCATTCGAACTCGGTCACCGATCTCGGTGTGGCGGTCGCCCGAGCCGGCGAGGAACTCGCCAAGGACGGGTTCTCCGTGAACGGCTTCGCGGCCCGCCCCGGTTTGCATTGGAACCTGGTCGGCATGCGAGACACGACCGGGCAACCGATCTACGTGCCCTCCGTCCGCGGTTCGGTCGGCCCGACCGGCGACCTGTACGGCTTCCCCCTGCAGGAAGTCAAATCAGGTGGTTGGAACTCGACCGAGGCGAATCTGATCGTTGGTGACTGGTCGATGGCTGTCGTCGGGATGCGTCAGGACATCACGTTCCGGGTGTTCACCGAAGGTGTCATCTCCAACGCTGCCGGCGACGTGGTGTTGAACCTGATGCAGCAGGACCACATTGCCCTGCGGATGGTGATGCGGATGGGATTCGCCACAGCCAACCCTGTGACGAGGTTGAATACCAACGCCGCCACCCGGTACCCGTTCTACACGATCCGCCCGAACACCGGCTACACCTACTCCTGACCGCCCATCTCGATCAGCGATGAAGGTCCTCGGGTTAGTCCACCACTACATCCCGGAACGGGCGGCTGGGGCCGAAACGCACATCCATGCGATGCTGCGGGCCCTGGCCGACCGTGGCCACCAAGTGAACGTAGTCCTCTCCCGCCAGGAGGGCCCACCGTACGACGTCGACGGGGTCCGTGTGTGGCCCCTCGTCGACATCAAAGCCGACCCGTTCCAATGGATTCCAGGGGCCGATCTGATCGTCTCCCACCTGGAAAACACGACCAGGGCCACGGTGCTGGGCTACTACAAC